CGTTCATAACTGTTTCCACTATTTACGCCTAGCGATTGCGTGGAAACATACTATCACAACTTACAAAAAATCTTTGTGTCTTTTTTCTAGTTTTTTCGAGTCAACCATCTGCAATATCTGGTCATAGGTAATTATCCTTCCAGATATTTGCTGAAGCTGTTCGGTAGAAGCCTCGTGCATATCTCCTATGCACTCCTCCCGCAAAGCTTCTATCACCTTGATAAATCGAGCAAAATGCTCATAGTTATGCAAAGATTGTATATCTTTTTCTAAACTCATTGCTGCATATTCTGGGTCTGCACTCCTCCCATCTGAGCTGGAGCTGTACCAATTTTACCTATTTGCGCGTTCTGAGCTTGTTGCATAGAGAACTGATATTGGCCCATATACTTTTGCAAACGCTGCGAGAAAGCAGGATCAGTTTGCATACGCTGGGCAATATCCGGTTGCTGCAAATATTGCTGAATAATTTGAATAGCCGCTTGAGCACCGTTAGGACGAGCTGGCATTTCGATGCCTGCATAAATTTTAGATAAATCATCTGTAATATCTTTAAGAATTTGCTGCTGAGCAGCCTCTACTGGTTGAAGAACGCTATCAGCCAAGACCGGATCTACGCTTCCAGCAATTAGCGTAACTAAATTATCTACATTTATTCTTCCGTTGCGATCCAACTGAAGCAAAGAAATCATTGAGTTTAGCTTATTCTCCTGCTTTTCGGGATCAGTGTTTTGAACATCATAGGAAATGGTTATGTCAAAGCTTTCATCCGGGTTTCCCTTGCTAAACATCTGAGGGTCTGGAACACCAGTAACCTGAAAGAAAATGCTGTCTGGCCCAAAACGCTGAAAGCACTTGTAGCACATTGCTATCACCTTGGAACAATGCGTTAAAAACTTGTCTACCAAGAACTGCTGCCTTATCTGACTTACTGGACCCTCGCTATCCAGACCAACAAGCCTGTCGGCCTGAGCTTCTTGGGTCTTCTCCATTTCAATCGACCCCTGATTGTACACAGGAGCAGGGCCAAACTCAAAGTCTCCCTTGCGGCGATATGGTATCATCCTGCCCGGACCCCAATCTGTTGGAGCCTGTCCCACAGGATGAAGGATGGGCGGCACCGTCGCCAAGCTGTTCCGGTCGATGCGACTGTCACGCTCAATCTTTACTTGGTTTTGTATGCCACGCAGCAAGTCGGGTATGGTCATCGTATCATACAACCTCTTACTGTCTTCGGATAGCTTGGTAACTACAACAGGATAATCTTCATATCCATTCAGCAGTTCAAACTTTGCATAGCCAGGAATGCCATCAACGCCACTAAACTCACGATGAAACACGGTGCAATATATTCCCTCTGAACCGTCTTCCTTGTCTATTAACCGTTGGTAGCCGTAAACAATTTCAATTAGCTCTTCAGCTTCATAGGCATTATCGGTAAGACTAATAGACCTGCGTCCCTCTTGTTCACGCTCGATGGAGTCTATGTTTACGCCACGATATTTTTCTACAACATAATCTACAAAGTTTTCATCCCACCCATCGGTAATTACTTTGTTCTGCAACTCCTGCGGAGTGTAGTAGGTTTTCCAAAAACAATATGGCGCCCGTTGGGGATCGGTAACATACGGAGGGAAAATAAAGTCACCATCAGGGGCTAGCGTCCTTACCTCTGGAGCATTTACCTGACGCCTTACTATTGGTAACTCAGCAACCCCCAGTTCTCTCAAATCCTTTAAAGCTTTATTAGCCCTAGACTCAGAAACACCATCGAAACTGGATTGAAGCATCCTAACAACTTGATCGTTGTCATTTTCAGAAACAATCATTTCACCCAACTCTGGGTTGATTGCAGATATTTGCTCTAAACTAAGACGTTGAAGGAAACTTCTGTCCTCCATGTGCCAACCAACATAGGTGATAAGAATGCCACGCTCCAACATATAGTTGGCTCCCAGTTCCATTTCCTGCTTAAACCGAGGAATGTAACCACTCTTTACCATCCACTTCAAAAAATTTGTAACCAAACGGCTCCTTGGAACGTCGGCAATTTCCACTGGGAAAGCCCGTATGTTTGCCCTGCTCATGGCAGACATAAACAAAGAAACCAATCTGGTTATACGCTCATCAATAACATGGCTTTCCATGTCAGATGCGCCTTCCCACGGGAAAGCATCAGCACCGTGCTTTCTCAGGTCGCGGCTCTTTCCTGGCCACCAATTTCGGCGATCATCATAGCTGCTCCTGCATAAATCAAAATATGCCTCAAGCTCAGTTACAGACTGGTCATAGGCATACCGAAGAGATGTAATGTCGGGTTTGTCGCTAACGTAGGTTAGTGACTCAGAAATCGAGGCGCTTTGCATTTACCTTGTTTTTAATTCGAGAGAAAACGTGGTAGAAATATTGTGAACTAACGCCTATCTTATCACATAAGTCGCTAGATCTTATAGAGTAAATATCTTCGTTGTTTGCAGTTCGGCACAATATCTCCCAAGCAAGTAACCTATCAATCTGCTCGCAAAGCCAACGACGATTTGTCGTTATGTCATCTGACGTATCTATAGGAGACTCCGATTGCATCTTCGATTGCTTCTATCTTTATGTTTTTTCCAATCAATGTATTTTTGAGCTTTCTAGGAATGCAGACCGGAACCTTTGCTTCCAAATCTTTTACAAAAGCGTAAACATATCTAGGGTTTGCTGCTCCATTTACAACCTTGCCCGAGTAGTGCTTGGGAACCACCTCAGGAATATCAACGGCTCTGCGCAATATTTCTTGGCCATCTTCATTAATCCACAAAGCCTTGCCCCCCTTTCCGGTCATCATCGAGGAACAAAGCTTCGATTTTGCCAAACAAACTAAATCATTTATATCTGTTTCCAGTTCATCGGCTAAAGACCCTATTCTAACCTTTGGCATTAATATCCTCCTTTTGATCTGTTTGTAGCAAGCAAGCTCCTGTTCTGAATGTGATCTGGTCCCTCTCCTCCATTTGCCATTCTCAAATATCGAATGAGATCAAAGAAGTCTTTAAGGGCTTCATCCGCTTTACCCTGTGAATTGTAATTTAACAAACTGTCAATCAAATTGCCACAATCCCGGTGTATATAGCACATTGGCCTATTAACAGCGTCTATTGGCTCGTTCGGGTTATATGTAAACCACTCGTCAACAGCGCTAATGCCAACCTCTTCCATGCGCCCATCGGAAGGGTAAAACAACATATCAAAGTCATCAAACAACGTAAACAAATCCTCATTGTTGTCATTCTCCCTAGCAAAGTATCTGGAGTCTCCTATACGCTCAAACACCTCCACTCCTAGTTCATCCTCAATTTCCCGGAACAAATTAGCGTAGCCTTCCACATTCAAACCTATCTTCCTAGTCGCAGGTCCATGCTTCCACTTAGGATCTCCAAACAAGGCCCACTCTCCATATGTGTTTCGGTCAGGCCATTCCCGGCAAATGTAAACGTAGCCTTCCCGATCTACAGCAGCCCACAATGCAGTGAAATTGCGAGCCCCGGCAGGGTCAACCACCTGATACACCGTAAATCTTTCCTTGTCCGATACATCAGGGAAACTCATTCCATACTTGTTCGGCTTGTCACCAAGAACATTAACCTCAGTGTTAAACAACGGAAGCAAGGATGTAATGCTTTTAACAGGAACACCATAAGCTCTGACCAATATTTCTTCTTCTGGCCTGTCCCGCAAATCCTTGGCGATACGCTCATACCCTCCAAACGGATTCTCGTCCGAATGCAAATAGACAACCGATGCGTCCCGTTTCGGGCTATACTGCTGGACTGGAAGTTCTCGGTTCAGAAGCTCTGCCCTTTTAGTCTTTAAGGTTTCGGAACCCTTTAGATATTCCGCTATAAACGGAGTGTAGCCATTAATCGGGGTGAAAGCTATTAACATCTTGGAGTTCCTAGTAGCCAACCGAAAACGCAAAGTGTTTATCAAGGCATCGTCACCAAGATATTCATCTAGCCATGTACCTATGTTTAGCTTATCCCCAGACCTAAACCCAAACTCAAAACCCTCCAAGATGGTTTGGTTGTTGGAAAACTGGGTGTAGGTTTTAAAATCCACCCTAGTCCTCGTGTCAGGAAAAATAAAGCTACTACCTGTAAAGCCATTCTGCATTGAGTAATTAATATATCCCTCAACACTCTTGGTCTTCTTCTTAAACTCCTTGGGCATCATTTCCCAAACCGCAGCTTGCTGCACCTTCACGCTGGTATCAGCGTTCTGGGAAAAACAAACAACATGACCGTCTGGGTTATTGATAACGCTTTCCATTACAATTTTGGCGCAACCGGTAGTTTTTCCGCTTCGGTTCCCCCCAAGGCACAGACACTCATTGTATGTTCCTAGTCCATCCTTAATACGATCCCAGCCATCCAGATTGAACCCATACCTAACGGGATCTTCCTCAGCAGCCTGTATGCGGCCCTCATGAGCCTCATGTAGCTCTTTAAGCAGCTTAGGGTAGTTCTCCCCTAGGAACACTATCTCCTCGTCTGTAGGAGGCTTTAGTATTGGGTGCTGCGTAAACTCAATCATGCACGATCTTTAAGTTCTTTGAGCGTTACTGCATTAACCATAGCCAACAACGCCACAACCTCGTTATCTGTTCCCTTGGAAAACAAATCATACTCAAGCTCATCTTCAGTAAACGACGCTACCAACATTACCTTCCACTCGGGACTAATAGTGTCTAACGACTTTTCAACTAACTGAATGTTTCTATTCATCACAACACCCTATTCAAATCATGCCTTATTGGATTAGAAACAAAGGGCTTCTCCTCAATCGTAACCACCTCATGCTCTAGCCTATGACAGTTTGCGCAAAGCAAATCGCATTTTTCCAGTTCTTGTTTAAAAACCTTTTTACTATCAATACACTTTTTGCGTGCCTGCGATATTGAAAACCTTTTTTTCCCACGAACGTGGTGGCAATCAAACTGAATGGGCCTGCCCTCAAAACCACACTTGGAACACTTCCAAGAACCAAAATGCTCCTCTAAAACGTCATTAACGTGCATTCTTAGCTTGTAGTTGGTACAATGCCTGCAATCGGGCTTATACTTCTTGGTCCCATTGTAATTACCATTGCCATGAAACTCCGTTAGCGGCTTGAACGACCCGCAACAATTACACTTTTTTAAGACGGTCCCTTCAGTCATAACTCAAGAATCGTTTTCAATAACTACCTCCGCTTTCTTCATATTGGCCAAACGCTCCCTAGCGGCTTTTACAGTGGCCTCATAGTCCTCTTGGCTAACCACCTTACGCTCTTCTACAATGCTACTAGCCTCTCCCCGAAACGTGTTGCTCCCCTTCTCTGCCTTTTCCAAAGCAACAGCCAACGGCAGCAAATCCTTGAAAGTGGCCTTTATCTCCCCGGCCTCCATACGCTCTCTTAGCTTCTCTATCAAATCCTCCTCTAACGAGGATAGTTCCAAGAATGCCCTGCCTCTTATCTTGCTACCCAACTGCTTCCACTTGCCCGTGAAGTCGGCATAGTCCAACAGGACGTTTACGATTGTTTCACGTTTTAACCCATACTTCTTTATCATCTGGGTTTGGGTCACTCCAGTGGCGTGTAGGTACAATATCTCAGCAGTTTTCTCGGGGTTACTCTTGGACAATATGCTATTGTTCTTAGGATTGTGTTCTTGGATTTCCAAAATTCCCTCCCGAATTGAGTCTATTAACTCTTCCTTGATGTCCATCTGCACACCCCCCAATAGACCTAAGCCCTTATTTGTCAATATTTTTTAAAGGGCTAGTAGATACATATACGCGCGAGAGACACCCCGCCCCCGACCCCCTCCCCGCTGGGGCTTGCGTATCCACGCTGCAACTACAAATAAGCAAGCGTGCATTCCAGTGAATGCGTATTCACCTAACAACTACAGACAAGACGATGTCTGACTTTGGTTTGCCTCTTATTTTTGGGGGTGAAGGGTCCCATTTCCAAGCCTTACCCAATCAAAAAAAAAGTGCCTTTTTCTAAAAAAAACGCCATAAACAGTTGACAAGGGCTAAACCCTTCTTACCGTCTCTTTTATCACAGTTAAATATTAACCATTAACCAAAAAAGAATATGAGTGAAAAGTATAACGGATGGACTAACAGAGAAACTTGGCTTGTGAACCTTCATTGGGGTGAGACAATCGAAGAAGTCTTTGAGGAAATTGACCTAGTAACCTTGGCGGATTGCATAGAAGATTTCGTTTGGGAGCGCTTAGATGAAGAGCTCACTTCAAACTCAATTTTCCGGGATTTCGTTGACCTTGCAGTGGTCAATTGGCGCGAGCTCGCGGAGCACTATATTTCGGAGTAACCATTAACCAAAAAAAAATATGACTAACGAAGAATACGTAAAACAAAGCACAATTTGCACAATCACAATGCTCGCAGACAAGCTTGGAGAGCCTCTCCCATTCATGGGGTTGCAAAGGCAATCCCTAGAGAATCTGGAGGAATTGAGAGATAACTTGATTGAAGAGTATAACCAAACTGTAAACCAATAAAGGAAAACCATTAACCAAAAAAAATATGACTAAACAAGAATACGTAAAACAAATTAGAGAGCCTCTAAAGCTAAAACACACGCAAAGCCCTTACGGATTGTTTTGCTACAGCCTAAAGAATAGAACTGGTGAAACAATCTTTGCACTTGAGGCATTTGACAATGCCATTGAGTTTGGCCAAGCAGTTTACGACGAAGCCTTTAAGCATTATGACTGGATAACGTCCACAGAGATAGCCTCAAAATTATCAATTGAACTAGAAAAAGAGGCTCGAAAGATTTGGGACTCGGATTGGGGAGAGACCTTCCGCGGAGAGCTTGAAGCTTACCCCTTCAAAGACTGAACCAACAAACAAACCAAACCCCTAGTCTGCACCTAAGACGTGCGGGCTTTCGGGGCGTAAACCTTAACCAATAACCGAAAATAAACAATAAAAGAAAATGAAAGAACTAACAGAAGAACAAATCGAAATGATCATTGAGTGGGAAGCGCAAGCGCTAGGTGATGCGATAGGCAACGGCCTTGAACTCAACAAAGAATTCTTGGAGCGCTATTGTTCCAAGGAGCTGGCCGAAGCCCTCAAGGAAATACCGGAAAAGGATAGAGAGTTCCACTTGCAAGGCCACATTGGGGATTGGCGCGAGCTGAACTACTTTGACTCGGGCTTGGACATAAACTTGCCAGTTGGGGAAATTGAATGGCAAGAAGAAGACGGTTCCTTGCACTACGTTGAGTGCCTTGGCATTGCCTTCAAAGTAGATGTTGAATCCCTCAAAGAAGACTGGAAGGAATGGAACCGCAATGATTGAGAGGCTGATCAAAAAACACAACGAAAGCTTGCAACTTGGCCGGGACATTTTCGGCAACGAGTGGGACCTAAACTATCTCACTCAAAGCAACTCGGAAATAAATAGGTACCAAGATTTGCTAACGGAAATTGTAAGCGACATAAGAAAGCTAACAATCCCAAGTTGGGACTCTTTAAAGTTGGACCAACTAGGATTTATCAAAATAGAAAGAAAAGAAAATGACTAAATACAAGACGTGCTCACTGATAACAATAGCCGGCCTGCTGGAAGCTGAAAAGCTGAAGGCTAGCGGGTGGAAAATTGGCTCGATTGGATTGTTCTCAATCCAGTTTTACAAGAAAGGAAAAGAAAAATGAAAATAGGAAACATCGAAATAACTATTGAACCAAACGAAAGCGGGGGACACTCAGTTGCCTTGATAGGCGACTACTCTTCCAACTATGGAAGGATAGAAGGGGGGCGGCTATCAATGGAATGGGAGTGGGGACTCACTCCGAAAGTTGTGGAGTTTATTAAGTCAAAAGCCAAGAAAGGGGGAGCGGAATGACTGCTTGGCTATTGTTCTTGAAGGCCCTTGCTCTCGTTGAGAGTGGGGGCAACCCTCAAGCAATTGGAGACGGCGGTGATAGTTGGGGAATGTTCCAGCTCCAAGCTGCCTACGTCCAAGATGCTAGCGAGTGGGGGCTAGCTAACGGGGTGATTGACAAGCCCTTTGAACACAGTGATGCCTTCAATCCTGAACGAGCTGAACTAATAATTCAATGCTATATGGCAAGGTATGCAACCCCTAAGAGATTGGGGAGGCAACCAACGGTGGAAGACTGGACTAGGATTCACAACGGGGGGCCGAACGGACACCGGAAACTGGAGGCAACGCAACCCCATTGGAACAAAGTGAAAAAAGAGCTTGAACGTATGGGGTTTTTCAACTCTACTAATAACTGAACCGGGCAACGCGCCCACAAATGAAAGGAAAAGAATGACAGAAGAAGAGAACAAGATGATGGAAGAGCTATACAAGGAAGAGCTTTTCCGATTGGATACCGAGCCAACCCCGCAAGAAGTGGACGAGCTCGGGGAGCTTTTCAATATGCTCCAAGCCGGGGAGGGGCAACTCTCATGATGATACCAACCTACACAATATCCGATTGCGGCACCTCTTATGAGGTGGCCGTCGATCTTGACGAGTGCCTTCTTGAAGGGGTGTGGCAAGACGGCAAGGATATTTGGGAGGAGCTGGAGGAGGAGGACCGGCACCGGCTTTGTGAAAAAGCCTTACAAGAGGCGAGAGAGCAGGCCGAAGACTCTTGGGCGCAATCCAAGTGGGAC